GGAGCCTCCATCGAGGAGGTCTTCGCCGCCATCTCGAAGCAGGTCGGCGGGGCGGCGACGACCGCCGCCAATACCTCGGCCGGCAAATTCCAGCGCCTTCAGGTCCGCATGGACGAGCTCAAGGAGTCGATCGGCGCCCAGCTCATCCCGATTATCGAGAAGTTCGTCCCCTACCTCGAGAAAATCGCGGCCTGGGCCGAAAAGAACCAGGGCATCGTCCTCGCCCTCGCGGCGGCCATCGGAGTCCTCGCCGCCGGCATCGTCGCGGCCAACGTCGCCATCACCCTCTCCAACCCATTCACGGCGATCGCCGTCGGCATCGCGGCCCTTATCACGGGACTTGTCGTGGCCTACAAGAAGTTCGAGTGGTTTCGCAAGGGAGTCGACACGATTATGGGCTTCGTCCGGCGCTACTTCGAGCTCGTGGTGAACGCTTGGATCGGAGTCATCAACACGGTCATCCGGGGCTACAACATGCTCAACAACGCCTGGGGCGGGAAGGACATCGAGCTCCTCGGCCGGGTCGACTTCACGCCTCGAGGTCGCGACACCGCCTCCGCCGCCCAGGCCCGCCAATTCGAGTCCCGCTCGATTGTCGTGAACAACTACGCCGCCAACCCCCAGGCCGTCGTCGACGCGCTCCGCACCGCCTCGAGGCAGCAGGGCGGCATCACGGGAGTCCGCACCCGCTAATGGCTAACGGCGAGTACTACATCTCGGTCTACCCAAGCCTCGTATCGACCAACCTCGACAACGTCCAGAGCATCGACCTACGGGTCGGCCGAACATCGTGGGGCGAGACCATCCAGGCCTCCGAGCTTCGAGTAGTCGCCCGCTATCCCGAGGGCTACACCACGCCTAATGACGGCCTCATCATCAACGGCCAAATCACCCTCACCGGCAAGGTCTGGAGCACAGTCTTTAGCCAATTCACCCAGGAGACCCTCTGGGACGGCGTCATCTCAAGCATCGAAGTGAACTACGAGAAACCCTGGAACGGCACCGAGGGAGCCGGCGACACGGTCCTCATTACGGCCGTCGGCTACCTCTCCGAGCTGGGGAACTACACCACGCTCATCCAGCCGAACGCCGGCAACAAGCCGCTCCAGGAGTCGCTCGACCAGCTCTACTCGGTCGGCATCGACGTCTCCGCCCCCGACGCGCCCAATGTCTACGTCACCGCCGACCCAACGACCCAGAACGTGGCCGAGTGGGCGACAGCTCTTGCCTATACCCGCCCCTGGATCGTGAACGAGGACTCGGCCTCTCTCGTCTTCTCGTACCAAACCGGCGTCCAGCCAACCTTCTCAGAGACGACCTCGAGCCTCACGGCCCGCCGCTACGACTCGGTCCGCTTCACCTCTCTCCAATTCGACTACGCCAACCAGGTCACCGTCACCGGGCAGAACACGGCCCATACCGGCACCTTCGACGACGGCAGCGGCGGCCCCTACCAGCAGGTCGAGCTCACCAGCCTGAGCCCCAACGACGCCGACGCCCAGCTCCAGGCCGAGTACTACTGGGAGACCTACTCCAACAACGCCCAGCGCGTCGCCCAAATCGTGGCCTACGACGAACAGCAAACGACCTACCCCCTCCCCGATATGTCCCTCGGCGCCATCGGCTCCTACGTCCGCGTCAAATTCCGCGGCGACAACTACGACTGTTTCGTCATCGGCTACGAGCTTAACGCGACCCCCGCCTCGGGCCGATGGACCTTCTACGTCGTCCCCAAGAGCTTCGCCGGCTGGCTCGTGCTCGACGACGACGGAACCGCAATCGACAGCCCCTCACTCGGGGCCCTAGACGAGAATAGGCTTGGCTACTAATGCCCGCACCCATCTACTCCCCCGGCGACATCCTGACCGCGGCCGACATGAACATGCTCGGCGTCTACCTCGTAAAGACCCAGACGATCGGCACCGCCGTCTCGACCGCCGTGGTCACCAGCTGCTTCTCGACGGACTACGACTCCTACCGGATCGTCGTCACCGGCGGGGCCGCCTCCGCCGGCACGAGCCTCACCCTCCAGCTCGGCTCCTCGACCGCCTCCTACTACTACGGCGGGACGCTCGTGACCTACTCCACCGGCGCTGTCACCGGGCTCGCCGGCAACAACGTCGCCAACTGGATCGTCGGCGTCGGCACCACCGCCAACCTCCACGCCGACGTCCGCCTCAACGGCGTCGCCCTCGCCGAAATCACCCACTACCACGCCTACGACGGCAACCCCGTCAGCCAGGCGCGCAACTGGTCCGGCGTCCACAACGTCGCCACCGCCTACACCGGCTTCACGCTCGCCACCACCGGCGGGGCCACGATGACCGGCGGCACGATCCGCGTCTACGGCTACAAGGCCTAGACCTAACCCAAGGAAAGAGCATGAAAGTGACCAACCCCCCCAAGGCCTGGATCATCCTCGCCGGCCTCGCGGCCGTCACCGTCCTCATCGCCCTCGGGCGCGTGACGTCGGAGTCAGGCCTCCCCGTAATCACCGCCTTCGTCGGCTACGCCGTCGGCAACGGCATCGCCGCCCGCCGTGGCGAGACCGTCGAGCCGATCTTCGGCGCCGATGCCTGAGCCGGTCAAGCGCCCCCAGCTCGACGCCACCCTCCGTCTCTACGGCAACGGCAAGCTCCCCGAGTCCATCCTCAAGAAAATCCACGCCGGCGGGAAGCTCTACGGCCCCGCGGCCTGGTGGGCGAACGTCATGTACGACGCCGCCAAGAAGGACGGCATCCAGCTCCGCTCCGTCTCGGCCGGGTACCGCTCCTACGAGACACAGAAAGCCATGTTTCTCGATCGCTACTCGAGGCTCCCGACGCTTCGCCGGCCGACCGTGACGAGACGCTGGGAAGGCCGCACGTGGTACCTCAAGCGGGGCAAGTCGCCGAGCGCATCCCCTGGCACCTCCAACCACGGCTGGGGCCTCGCCCAGGACTTCGACGTCCGCGATCGCAAGGTCTACCGCTGGCTCTGTGAGAACGGCCCTAAGTACGGCTTCTACCTCGAGGTCCCGTCCTCGAGCCCGAGCTTCGAGGCCTGGCATTGGGTTTACGCCGACCTCAAGTAGCCGAACCTCGCCCTACGGCTAGGTAATCATTCACGTAACCGAAAGGGGAGACCAATGGGAATTAAGGACGAGCTCGAAGCCGAGCAGGCGAACACGAGAAGGGGCCCAGAGTGCGGCTTCGTGGAGGTCTACCGGACGCTCCAAAAGCCCGACGCGGACGACCTTCGAGACGCCCTCGTGCGGCCTCAGATCACCTCGACGACGATCGCGCGCGTGCTCGGTCGCCACGGCCTGAAAATCCAGCCTCAGACCGTCAACCGCCACCGCCGTGGGGAGTGCTCCTGTGAGCGCGTTTGACGAGACCCAGCAGATCGAGGACCTCCGCCGGGCCCTCGAGAACACCCAGCGCCAACTAGCCAAGGCTCGAGCCAAGACCGACGAGCTCGTCGCCGCGACCATCCAGGCCGCCTACGACGCCCAGCTCGCGCTCGGCGGCGTGAAGCCCCCCAGCCGGAAGACCCCGTCGAAGAAGAAGGGCGGCGAGGTCGCCCTCTGGCACCTCACGGACTGGCAAGGCGGCAAGAGGACAACCTCCTACGACTCGAGCGTCATGCGCGACCGCGTCCTCCGCTTCTGTGACAAGGCCGCGGCCATCACCGAGCTCCAGCGCGCCGACCACCCGGTCGACGAGTGCGTCATCATGCTCGGCGGCGACATGATCGAGGGCCTCTTTAACTTCCCGACCCAGTCCTGGGAGGTCGACTCGTCCATCTTCGGGCAATACGTCACGGTCTCTCGAGTCCTGGTCGAGGCCGTCCAATTCGCCCTGGCCGAATACTCGACCGTCCGCGTGATTGGCGAATGGGGCAACCACGGCCGCATCGGCTCCAAGCGCGACAACGTCCCCCGCGCCGACAACGTCGACCGAATGTGCTACGAGCTCGCGCGGCAACTCCTCGCCTCCAACCCCAACCTCACCTGGGAAGACTCGCCAGAGGACATCCAGCGCGTCGAAATCGGCGAATACCGCGCCCTCCTCATCCACGGAGACGAGGTCGGCCGAAACGGCTTCGCCTCACCGGCCACCATCGTCCAGCACGTCAACCGCTGGGCCTCTGGTGCCTACCCTTGGCAATTCCGCGACGTCTTCATCGGGCACTACCACACTCATGCGGAATGGGCGATGGCCAACGGCCAGGGCGCCGTCTATCAGACCGGCTCGACAGAGTCAGACAACCGCTACGCCGGCGTCATGCTCGCCGCCTCGGCCATCCCTTCCCAACGCCTCCACTTCGTCGACCCCGTCAAAGGCCGCACGACCGCCCAGTACAAGGTCTACGTCCATGAGTGAGGCGGCGTACTTCTCGGCAATGGGCGCTCTCCTGGCGCTCTTGATCTACCTGGTGGTCGGCTAATGGAGCGCGTCGAGGTCATCTGGGCGGACGCTCACGCCGCCGACATCGACACCTGGACGCCCCTCGAGGAGCTCCAGGGTGAGGGCGACGAGTACCTCGTCACCTCGGTCGGCTGGCTCGTCGTCGGCTCGAAGGCGAAGCACATCACCATCTGCCAGTCCCACACCGCGGACGACGCCGTCGATCATGTCCTCCACATCCCGGAGGGAATGGTCCGGCGGATAACGGTCCTCCAGCCGATACAGCCCCGAATAGACTGAGCCCGCGGGGGGGGC